ATGTTACTGGTTTTATAATTAACTCTTTTAAAGAAATAAAAAATGATCCTAAAAGAAAATCAATACTTTTAAAAAGATTATTAAACTATCAGAAAGCTACAAACTCTGATGTAATAGCTGATGAAAAAGCTATGAATGAGATGGAATTTATAAACATTCTTAAGAAGTTTAAGAAAACTGAATTAGTAAAAAAGAAACAGAAAGCTAAACAAAAGAGATTAGAAAAAATTGTAGGTAGTAAAAAACAAAAATCAATTACTCCTTTAGATTCTGATGGAGATATTATTGATCCGTTTGGATATAAAAGAACATTCTTTGCTGGTCAATTCAAAACACATGGAGATGTTATTGATTTTCTTAACGCAAGGACAAAACAAATAATAGACGAAGCAAAAGCTGGTGGTGTCAACAAAACAAAAGGATCTAAATTTAAACTACCAAAAAGAAATACACTAGCTAATCTTGCAGCAAAAGCAGAAACACAACTTCCTTTCGATACAATAAATGCTTTGTCAGATATTACAGAAGTTTTATATGAAAAAAATCTACCAGCTACTTTAATTGCAGCAAAACAATTAATGTTTGAAAGCACTTCAGCTATAATGAGATATACAGACGCTATAGATGTAGCTGCTGCAACAGGTAATAAAGATTTAGTAAAAAAACTTTTAACAGAATATAAACAAGAGCAAATATTTAATGACTCATTAATTAATTTAAAAAGACCTGTTGATAGTGTTTTAGGTTTAAGTTTAAGAACTTTAAGAGAAAAACCATTAATACCAAAAGCTGATAGAGGAAAAGGTATAGAAGCTTATTTAAAGTATGGAGATAAAGTTAAACAGGTAAGTGTAGAAGCAAAAGACGTAACAAAAAAAGTAGATGAATTTATATCGCCTATCACAAAATATAAAATAGATGATCTTATAAAAATGGCAGAAGATGGAGATTTTAGAACTCTTAGACCAATAATTAGAAAAATAAATTTAGCTGCTTCAAACCCAGAAGCTTACCAAAAGTTAGTAAAAAATGGTTATGATGGCAAAGGATTTTGGCAAATAACAAATGAGATATTTATTAATTCAATTTTATCTAGTCCAGTAACACATCAAGTTAATATGCTTGCTACTGGTCTTAACTCTTTATCAAGACCTTTAACATTAGCTTTAGGAGCAAAAGATGGCATAACAAGACAAAGAGCTATTAAAGAAAGTATCTACGCTTTACAAGCTTTAAGTGATTCTTTTTCTTTAGCAAGAAAATCTTTTCAGTATGACACAAACATATTAGATAAAGGATCACAGATAGTTGATTTTGAAAGAACAAGCTTAGAAGGAACAAATGGAATTATTAGATTTATAGGGGCAATGTATAGATTGCCAAGTAGATTTCTTATGGCAGAAGATGAATTTTTTAAACAGTTAAACTTTAGAGCTTTTGCTAAAGCAGAAATATGGGAAGAAGGCACAAGGGCAGGGAAAACAGGTGTGCAGCTACAAAAGTTTATGGATAGAAGATTCAAACAAATAACTGATCTAGTAATGAACGAAAGTAAAACAGGTAAATATAGTGAGAAAACTTTAGATCTATATAGAAGAGCTAGACAATTTTCTGCACAATCAACTTTTACAGAACAACTAGCAGAAGGAAGTCTTACTAAAGGTATTCAAACTGTTATTAATGAACAACCATATTTAAGACAGATTTTACCTTTTATAAGAACACCAGCAAACATAATAAAACAAACTACACAGATGACACCTTTCCTAAAAGAAGCGGAAAACATACCTGTAATGGGTAATGCTTTAAAAAATATGAAATTTTATCAAGAACACGTTGCAGAACTAACAAGTGATAATTTAGCAGTAGCAGCTAGAGCTAGAGGTAAAGCAAAACTTGGAGGTGGTTTATGGGTTATTGCTGGTGGTTTAGCTATGGCTGGTAATAATCCCAATGCTGGTGTAGCTATAACTGGTGGTGGTTCTCCTAACTTTAAAATCAACAAACAATTAATGGATACAGGTTGGCAGCCTTATAGTTTTAGATTTTTAATAAGCGAAAAAGAAAGTGAAAAATATGCTAAAACAGGCAAACCTTATGAAGTAATAAATATAGACCAAGATACAAAATATGTTAGAGGTGCAGATGGCAAACTTAAATTCAAATATATGAGTTATAAAAGGCTTGATCCTTGGGCTAATTTCTTTTCACTGGCTGCTGATATTACACAATTAAGAGGTTTTTTAGATCCAGAAGATCCTAACAGCGAGCAGCTTGTAGATGTAGCAAAAGTAGCACTGGCAAGAAACCTAGTAGAAAAATCTTATTTACAAGGCATAACTGAATTTATAGAAATGTTTGACAGGTCAGATGGCTTGCAAAGATACTTAGCGAGAAGATTAGCTGCTGTTACAAATCCATATTCTGCCCTTGGTAGAGATGTTAAAAAAGCTTTAAATACATATTCAAGTTTTTCAGATGGCAACGTACTTTTGGATAAAACAGCGTATGGAAATGCAAACCCTTTATTTTCAGTAAGAAGGTATTTTAATGAATTAGCGTCTGGAATACCTTTTTATAATGCTGAACTTATACCAGAACAAAACTGGATTACAGGTCAATACAGAACATTTCCTGTAGGCTTTGGAAAACATAACTGGAATGTATTACTTGATGGCTGGTCAACAGATTCACAAACAATAAACGACCCTGTTTTAAGTGTTATTGCAGATACTAATAGAGAATTTAAACCACCAAAGAAAACTTTATTAAAAGGTGCATATAAATTAAATGCAAATGAATATGCTCAACTTGTGTTTTTAACAGCAGATGAGAAAATAGGTGGTAAAAGATTATACGACAGACTATTTGAAGTTATAAATAAACCAAATATGCAAAGAAACATAAAAATTATGAGAGGAGATTTTGTATCAACAGTAAATGAAGAAGTTGCCATAAAAGCACAAGGAGATGCTAGAGATGAAGTAGTGCAAGCATTAAATAAAGTAATGTCTATATATAAAGAAAACGCAAGAGAGATTTTAAAAACTGAATACATTGACCAAAACAAAAGAAATAGAATAGAGACAGTTGAATCTGATGCTGGTAAACTTAGAAGAGGAGTTACCTTAGACAACCTTCCCCAAGTACCCTTTTAAATTATGGCTACTAATACAGCAGCTTCGTTTACCAACCATACAGGTAATGGCAGCACAGATAACTTTTCTATTTCTTTTAGCTATATTTCTACTTCAGAAATAGATGTAACAGTTGGTGGTGTATTAAAAACATTAGGTACACATTACACAGTTAATGGAGCAACAATAACATTTACATCTGGAAATATCCCTGCTAATGGTGCTGCTATAAAATTTCAAAGAGATACAGATATAAGTACAAAGAAAGTAGATTTTCAAGATGGAAGTGTTTTAACAGAATCAGATTTAGATACAAACAGCGATCAAGTATTATTTGCTCAACAAGAAATCACAGATAAATTAGGTGGTATTGAAGAAGGTGCTACAGGAGATCAAACAGCAGCAGAGATAAGAACATTAGTAGAGAGTGCAACTGATAGTAATGTCTTTACTGACGCAGATCACAGCAAATTAAATGCGATTGAAACTAACGCAACTCAAGATCAAACTGCTTCTGAGATAAGAACATTAGTAGAAAGTGCTAGTGATAGTAACGTATTTACAGATGCAGACCATAATAAACTTAATGGGATAGAAGCAAATGCGACTCAAGATCAGACAGCAGCAGAAATAAGAACACTTGTAGAGTCAGCTTCAGATTCAAATGTATTTACAGATGCAGACCATACAAAATTAGGTAATGCTGTAACCCTTACAGATACACAAACACTTACTAATAAAACATTAACAAGTCCTGTTATAAATGATTTAAGTGGTAGTGGTGTAGTTACTTCTGGTACTTCTGCTAGTGATAATAAAGTTTATTCAGCTAAACGTGCAGGGGAAATATTTTACGGAAAAGATACTGTAGAAGAAATACAGTCAGGGGAAACTTGGAGTAGTGCTGATGATAAGGTTGCTACAACTGCTGCTATAGATGCAAGAATTATAGATTTAGTAGATG